CTTAAAAAGTTATTCTCTATTAGAATAGAATTCACTTGGGAGGATGTTGATACAAAATAACATTGCAAGAGGATACCATGCCATCAGCAGAATTTTTATTCTTTTCAGGTACATCAATTATATTATCCCTTATCCTAGGTGTATTAATAGGTTGGGTAGCAAATGATTTCCTTTATGATTTCATGCATACAAAGCGTAGTTTACCTGAACATCCAGAGATGTATGATGACAATGGTATGGTGGTGAACGAAGAACTTCTCACAGTTAGATTTCTAGATGAGGATGAAGTTTACGATGACGAAGACTAAATACTAACAAATATTATTCTATTTGACTAATGAAACTATTGATATCTGAAGTACTACAGAAGGTACATAGTGCCAAAACAAAAGCACAAAAGGTAAAGATCCTACAGGATAATAATACTAATGCATTGCGTTCAGTATTGATTGCAAACTTTGATGAAACTGTTCAATCATTGTTACCTGAAGGTGATGTGCCTTTCGAAAAGAACGATGCTCCTGTAGGTACAGAACATACTGTACTGGAACAAGAGTATCGTAAGTTATATCTTTTCTTTAAAGGTGGTTCATCTATAAAGCAATCACAACGAGAGAATTTATTCATTCAGATGTTAGAGGGTCTATCTATAGAAGAGGCAGAACTTTTAATACTTGTGAAAGACAAGGCATTGAATAAAAAATACAGAGTCACTCGTGCATGTGTAGAGACTGCATTTCCTTCAATAGAATGGGGTAATAGAGGATGAAGATATTGTATGAAAATTGTCAAGCAAAAGATGCTGGTGATACGTCCCTACCTTACACTTCATATCTTGTAGAGTATGTGAAGGATGGGAAAGTTCAGTATGATGTTTCTGTTGGAGATAAAAAATCAGAACTGTTTGATTACTATTGGGACAAGTATAAGCAGGATTTAAAGAAGATTGATAACACTGGAGGACTAGTTAATCCTAACAGATGGGATATTAGTATGTTAAAGAAACCAGAAAGAAAGAAAAGAAAGAGACCTTCAACGGAGGAACCAATACAAGAAAAAAAGTCGGAGGAGGGCAAGGAATGAAGGGCGTTAAGTTAACACCCGACATAGACTATCTTTCTATGGAAGATGAAGATGGACCTCTAGGTATCATGATCATCCATAGTACAGGAGAAATTGTAACCATTGAAGACAAGAATGATTTTTTATATTGGTATAATAAATTAACAAATGATACAAGCAACTAAAAAAATTATAATCAACGGTGGCAAACAGAAAGTCACTGAAGACTACCAACTTATATGCAAACGGTCACGTGCAGGTAAGAATGGTAAGAAAGTTAAGTGTCCACATTGTGGTCATGTTCATAGGATATATCGTCTATCGTTCACAACACTTACTTGTCCATCATGTAAAGAGCAAACTGATAAGTATGAGTGGATGATTGACCAGACTGATACGTGGAGAACACCAAAGTAATGAGAACAAATAGTTTAACAATGCTAAAATTAACTGACATCTGCTGTAGAATGCTTACAACTGATGGAGTATCAGTTACATTAGAAGAAAGAATATGGATGAATGAGTTGTGTGAAAGATATGAACAGGCAAGAGTGTACAGAGATCAAATGTTAAAAGATTATAAAACTGTATCATAGGATACAAACCTACTTGACTATATACTATACCTGTGTTAATATTAACACATCGTTCAACCCAAAAGGGTCGCAAGTAAGCCGACACGGAACGGATCGTTCATCCTCTTCGGAGGACGCAAATGTGGACTGAAGGAACGGGGTCATCCACCCTATCCAGAGGACAAGCCAATGGCACAAGTCACTTACAGAGGAGTCTCTTATGACTCTGAAGAGTATCGCAAGATGATACTCGATGAAACAGCAAAACGTCAGCGTCACGATCTAATGTATCGTGGACTGAAAGTAACTAAAGCAGTTGCTGTTTAGTTTCATCCGAATTAAACTGAAAGACCTCTGCTTGACAGGGGTCTTTTTTTATTATATAATATACAAATTGGAGATAAAGTATGTTACATATGAGAGAACAATTACTACGAGCAGTCCTCGCACATGCTCAAGGTGAGATTGCTAAACACAAAGCAAATGTAGAAGTATATCTAGAACATCCAGCAGGTATTGGAGAGCATTCAGACATCACTGAAGCAATTCAAGTTGAACTTGATAAGATTGCTAGGTATGATGATCAAGTAGAAGTTGTAAACAAATATTTTAAATCAAGTCAGACTATGACCGATGTAGACAGAAGATCTAGTGAGACTCGTTGACATCAACTTCATCTAGTGTTATAATATGAGGGAAATTTGACTTTTCGATTCCATGAATTCGGAAAAATTTTTCCCGATAAAAATTTGTTGAAAAAGATGAAGCGAAAACCAAGACTTCGTTCTATTAAAAAAGCATTACGTAAACCAGATCTCTATACTCCAAAAGAATATGAGAGATTAATGTCTGGTTTTTATGATGAATTAGTAAGGGATGAACTACGTAAACAAAAATACAAAAGAAAAGGATTTGGATATGTCGAACGTGAAATTGATCTCGGTGACTCCGAAAGCGGAGGAGACGATGGGATATGTAGCGAGGGTGAGCAACCCGAACAATCAGGAGAACCCTAACGTATCAGGGTTACTTAAGTATTGTATTAAGCACAACCATTGGTCTGTATTTGAACAGGCACACCTAACTGTAGAGATTGAAACTACTAGGGGTATTGCTGCACAAGTATTAAGACATAGATCATTTACTTTTCAAGAGTTCTCTCAAAGGTATGCTGATAGTAGTTTGTTAGGTAAAGAGATTCCTCTACCAGCATTACGTCGTCAGGATGATAAGAATAGACAGAATAGTATAGATGATATAGATCCATTAACACAACAAGACTTTGAAATTAAAATGCAAAGACACTTTGTTAATGGTATGCATTTATATAAAGAGATGCTTGAAGCAGGTATAGCAAAGGAGTGTGCTCGGTTTGTACTACCTCTTGCTACACCAACCCGTATCTATATGACAGGTTCATGTCGTTCTTGGATCCACTATATAGATCTACGTTCTGCACATGGCACACAACAAGAACACAAAGAGATTGCTGAAGGATGCCGTCAGGTATTTGTAGAGCAGTTTCCTATCGTATCCGAGGCTTTAGAATGGTAAATAAAGTCAAATCATCAGTTGATCCATATGGAATATGTAAAATAGATGAGGAAGGACTTGATATTATTGAAAAAATTATTAATGATTCTGAATTAAAATGGGATGAGGGTGTTATTGGTACTGGTTCTGATAAACCAGCAGGAGATAATCTTAAAACAGATTCTTCCATAAGGACATGCAAAACATCTTTTCTACCTGTTCATGATGAACTTATTGAAATGTTTGGAAGACTTGTTGTAGATTACAATCGTAATTATTCTGGTTGGAATTATGACATAGAGTTTATAGAATCAATTCAGTTAAGTCATTATTTTGAAGGTCATTTCTATGATTGGCACGTTGATTCATTTGTTAATCCAGCAATAGAAAATAATAAACCATACAATAGAAAGGTAAGTCTAACAGTTTTTTTAAATAATCCTGATGAATATGAGGGTGGTGAATTTGATTTAGAAACAAGAGGACCTAACACTGACTGGTCAAAAGAAAGATTTGATAAATTTAAATTACCTAAAGGATCAGTTATTGTTTTTCCTTCTCACATGTGGCACAGAGTTAGACCTGTTACTTCTGGAGTGAGGAAATCATTAGTAATATGGATTCAAGGACCACCTTTTAAATAACTATTATGCCAACATATCCTGTAAAAAATTTAAAAACTGAAGAGAAGAAAGAACTCTCCATGACTATGAAAGAATATGATCAATGGAGGAAAGATAATCCTGACTGGGACAAAGACTGGCAAGCAGGTGTAGGTGGTGCTTGTGATTCTGAAGGTATCAACTGGAAGAATAAAATGAGTAAGACTCATCCAGAGTGGAACTCCTTTATGAAGGAAGCATCAAGAAAGATTCCTGGAAATACTATTGATTGGTAATTAAATTATGCCTAGAAAAAGAAGACAAAATACACCTGATTTGGTTGGGATGACACCTAAACAAATGAAGCGTAGAAAACCTATCAATAATTCTACATTTGTATCTGTTGAACCTATAACAGACAACCAAAAACTAATGGTCAAAGAGTATGATGCTGGTAAGCATCTCTTTACCTATGGTTGTGCTGGTACAGGTAAAACATTTATGGCATTGTATCTTGCTCTACGTGATGTTCTTGATGAGAATTCACCAGTTGAGAAGGTATACATTGTTAGATCATTGGTTGCTACAAGAGAGATTGGGTTCTTACCTGGTACTCATGAAGATAAAGCAGACATATATCAGATACCATACAAAAATATGGTAAGATATATGTTTGAGATGCCTGATGATGCATCATTTGATATGCTTTATGAGAATCTTAAACATCAAGAGACTATATCTTTCTGGTCTACATCATTCTTACGTGGTACAACTCTCGACAATGCTATCATCATTGTCGATGAGAGTCAGAACCTACACTTCCATGAGTTAGATACTATCATGACTCGTGTTGGTCAGGATAGTAGGATCATATTCTGTGGTGATGCATCACAATCTGACCTTGTAAAGGCAACAGATCGTACTGGTGTCATAGATTTCCAAAGAATCTTACAGACTATGGATGAGTTTTCTCTTATTGAATATGGTATTGAAGATATCGTTAGGTCTGGTATTGTCAAGTCATACATCATCGCAAAACTCAACCTAGGTATATAAAATGTCGGTAGGAGACTTTATATACTATGAGAGTGTGTTACCTAAAGAATCTTGTGATAATCTTATAAGATTCTTTGATGATAATAAACACCTTCAAGGTCTTGGAATGATGGGGGAGAATACACCCATTGGTAATTTAGAAATTTCTTTAAAACCTAAAGATCTATCTGATTATTTTGGATTGGGAAGATCTGTTAGAAAATGTATTGATAGTTATAGTAAAATATATCCTTTAGTTAATACTAATGTGAGTAATTGGACTACGTTCCACACATGTCAATTTGCTAAATTTGAACCAGATAAGTATTATTCTGATATACATTGTGAAAATTCTTTCAATGCATCCTATATTTCTACTAGATGTTTTGCGTGGATGATTTATCTCAACACTATAAAAGATGGTGGAGGGACAGAGTTTATTCATCAGAATTTTACTACAAATCCTATTGCAGGTGATATGTATATCTGGCCAGCAGGATGGACTCATATGCATAGAGGAGTTAATGCTCCTAATGAATTTAAATATACTATAACTGGGTGGTGCAATTATGTTTGAACGTGTTGCTGATATAAAAGAGATAACTGATATCAACACCGAGATGGTTGATGGTAAAAGATATTATGTGTCACCATCAGGTGAGAGGTATCCTTCTATCACTACTGTTATCAGTAACAACTCCAAGAAGCAAGCAGGTCTTGCTAAATGGAGGAAGAGAGTAGGACAGAAGAAAGCAGCAGCAATTACTGCGAAGTCTGCTAGACGTGGTACTAGGTACCATAAATTGGTTGAAGATTATATGGCAGGTAAAGAGTTAAACATTCTCGACTCTGCTAATAAGGAACAACCATTGCCTTGGTTGATGTTTCACTCGTCAGTGAAGACTATTGATAAGATAAATAGTATATACCTTCAAGAAGCAGCACTCTATTCAGACGTTTTAAAAATAGCAGGAAGAGTGGATTGTATAGCAGAGTACGAAGGAAAATTATCTATCATTGACTTTAAGACATCAGCAAGACCTAAAGAAGAACTCTATATGTACGATTACTACGTACAAGAGACAGCATATGCATGTTGTTTCAAGGAGTTGTACGGTCTTGATGTTGAACAACTAGTAACAATAGTTGCCTGTGAAAACGGAGACACACAGGTAAAGATTGTTTCTCCCAAAAAGGAGTACCTTGTACGATTACAATCATATATTCAGGAGTACAACGAAAAACATGCCCGAAATAAAACTAGAGGATAAATTTATGACTGCTGCGAAATTTTCGCAGGATGTTGAGAAGATTGCATCAGAACATACTATGAACTATATTGATGCCATTGTACATTACTGTGAAACAAAAGAGATTGAGGTGGAATCCGTATCAAAATTGATATCAAAACCACTCAAAGAAAAGCTTAAATATGATGCACAGAAGTTAAACTTCATTAAGAAAACATCAAGAGCAAAGTTAATACTAGTATGAGCGATTTTTTTAAGTCAGAGATGGTACGTGGTGAACTGCAAGAGATAACAGAACTACAACAGTTTTGTGTCAGATCAGTTAACACATTCCCAGCACTGTCACCGAAAAAAAGATTAGATTATTTCTTTAAGTTAAAAACATTAATAGAAAAGCAACAGATCTTTTGGGCACGACTTAAGTTGTCTGATGATCCACAAGCAAAAGTAATGATACAGAACTTAAGAGCAGCAGCAGTAATGTTTGGTGCTCAAGACAATGATAACCTTGAAAACATGTTCAAAGAACTGTTAGAAAGGATAGATATGATGACTGAACTAGCACGTAAAGAGGCAGAAGGGGGTTGACTCGACCTTCTGCCTATGATATAATGTTTACATGACCATCGAGTCGTACAAGCCAAATCTAAAGAGGTAAAAAATAAAATGACATTCGCAGATTTAAAGCGTAAGTCCCAGACAAATTTCCAGTTCTTACAAAAGGAACTAGAGAAGTCCAGCAATGCTAAAGCAGGTGCCGACGAGAGACTCTGGAGGCCCGAACTTGACGCTACAGGTAATGGATATGCTGTTATCCGTTTTCTCCCTGCTCCTGATGGGGAGGCATTACCATGGGCAAAGTTATATGCTCACGCATTCCAAGGACCAGGTGGTTGGTTCATAGAGAACTCTCTAACTACATTGGGTAATAACGATCCAGTTAGTGCTGCCAACAATCAGTTATGGAACAGTGGCGTAGAATCTGACAAGGATATCGCTCGTCAACGCAAGCGTAAGTTATCCTACTACTCTAACATCTATGTTGTTAGTGATCCAAAGCACCCAGAGAACGAGGGTAAAGTGTTCTTGTACAAGTATGGCAAGAAGATTCATGATAAGATCCTCGCTGCAATGCAACCAGAGTTTCAAGATGAGACTCCTATAAATGTATTTGATTTCTGGGAAGGTGCTAACTTCAAGTTGAAGATCAAAACAGTTGCTGGTTTCTGGAACTATGATAGTTCTGAATTTGCAGCACCTGCTGCTCTATCAACTGATGATGAAGAGATGGAAACTATCTGGAAGACTGCTTACAGTTTGGAAGCATTCACAGCACCAGATCAGTTCAAAACATATGAACAACTTCAGCAACGTTTGAATGCTGTACTTAATACAGCACCTGCTGTACAACAGGAACAGGCAAACGAAGAGTATGAACCAACACCTGTGGTGGTTGATAAAGTTGATAGAGTCCCATCGACTCCAACCTCAACACCAGAGGAGGATGATGCTCTCTCTTACTTTCAAAAGTTAGCAGAAGAATAAGTCTGACGACCCCCTTTATGGGGGTCTTTTTTTATAAAGAGGAAATATTAGATGAAAGAATATGGTTTATTCCCCAGTACTTTATGGTCGGATGATTTAAATTTGAATGTTGATGAATTGAGAAGGGAGATAGATAAGTTTTCTAAAGTAAATCCTTCTGTAAATTATTCAAATGCTGGTGGGTATCAGGGACATGGGTTTTATTATAAACCATTAATAGATTCTATACAAAATGCTGTACCTAGATATGATGATCCAGAATTAGGAGATTTATTTATCGGGCATAGTATGTGGGTGAACATTAATTGTCGTGGTGCTCATAATAGAAGACATACTCATGCTGATGGAATAATTTTACTTTCAGGTGTTTATTATGTCAAAGTTCCTAAAGATTCTGGTAACATTATATTCTTTGATCCTAGACCTAGCATAGTTGGTTCTTTTGCAGATAGTAGGTATTTTGGGAAGGGTGCATCAAATGTTTATCCAATTCAACCAAAAGAAAATATGTTATTATTATTTCCCTGTTGGTTGGAGCATGAGGTTGAACCTAATAATACTAATGAAGATAGAATATCTATATCATTTAATATAGTTCGTAAGAAAGATCTTGAAAATTATGAATCGATTCGTTCATTCTATTGATACGTAAAGCAAACCGAAAGATACTATAAAGAAAACCCTGTTTTGTGTGAAAACTATGATAAATTATTATGAGGAACCCCACACAAAACAATGTCAGGAGATTACTTTACTCACAACGATAGACAAACCGAGTCATACTCTACTTTAAAGTGGACAGATGACGGAGAACTAACGACACTTGACATGTCTAGAATACTAGAAGCACTACAAAGTCACGAAGAAAAGCAGGAGTAATTATACTCCTGTCTTTTTACTTCTTTGAGATATGTAATCAGTTGATGATTCATATCTATTTTTTTCTGTAAATTCTGTTACGAATGCATCTAGGAATCTACCCTTCAGTAAATATATTTCTCTTCTCTTTTCATTTTCCTCTATCTCATGATTGTATGCATTAACAGGGTCACATACTTCTGAACCTGCCATAGTAATTACTTGACTGCCATCAAAGAATGAGAACGGTGTGTTGTAGAACTTCTCATCTACTTTGATACCAGCATCAAGAGCATTTATTTTTATATTTTTACCCGTAAGATCAGTGGTCATTGAAGTACCACTCTTGATCTCACGGGTTTTATAGTATAGTATCTCACTGTAAGGATCGATGTAAGTTTTTTCACAATACTTTCTTACAGCATTGTCTGATCTTGCCCAATCAAATAAAGGATTGATAACATTGTTAGTTATTAGTATCACCCAGTCAAGAAATGGATCACCGTATGCTTTTTTTGCTACCTGTTCAGGTGTTTCACCATCTATCACTGCATACTTATTAAACGTTGCAGTGTATGAGAATATATCCTCATTGATTTCAAATCTTCTGAAGAAATTCTTTGCAGTTATGAAATCAGATTTAGTGTAAGGAAACTTGATTGGTTTAACATCATACTCGATGTCTGGTATTAGTGAGAAGAACATATCAATATGTTGCTATGGGTTCGTCTGATAGTGGTATTTCGTTTTCGAATATGAGTTTGAGTTCTTTAAATTGTATTGAAAGCAATGTTGCTACAGGAGAACCATCTTCGTAGGTTGCATAACTACCGTCTGGTGTGTAGTTTATATTAACATTAGTGATAGCACATGGTTTAAATTGAGTAACATATTTATTTAATTTATTACCTGTCATAAATTTAGCACTGACAATTTTTGGTATCGTTAATAATGCACCAGATGTGAATTCTTCATTTTTTCCTACTGTACCACCAAATGAAGGTAACATTGCTTTCTTTAATGTTTGGCAGATAGTAAAAATATTTTTAGCTTCTGTCTCACTCCTTGGCATCATCTTAAAGTTTAAATTAAATCCTCTCAATTCGGGTGCTTCATACATTAATTCCACGTTAGGGTTAACGATAGTTCCTGACACACCACCCATTAGTTGGTTGGTTGTCATTGATCCACCCAGACCTTTATTTATTGCTTGTTTTGCTATATCATAACCCAATAGTTTAAGTCCACCTGTTGTAGCCTCAAATGTATTCCCAATTGCTTCGCTAATTGATCCAGCCTTTCCACCAATAAAACTTGCAGCATTTGCTTGACCTACACCTACACCTACACCACCCCAGTTAGCACCATACTGTGCCTGAATATCCTCTGGCATGAATAGTAGTATAGATTTATATCCTTCTGCTCTTTCCTTGGTTAGAGACTCTTCACTAAACCCTCCATAGTTCTGATAGAGTCCCCCAGTATTTTCAGCACCCTCCATTGCTTTATCACTAAATGGTTTTATATAGTTGAAGAAATCTATAGAAACATAGTCAGTGTCTGGTGATATAGGAGAGGATGCAGGATATCTAACGGTATTTGATTCAGAACCAACCTTACCATCATTTAATCTAGGACTTGCATATACCACTGCATCCAAATTACCTTTATTCAATTTTGAATCTTTCAATGAGTCAATTTTATTTCTTTTTGCTGCTGTTTCCTTTCCTGCCATATTAGTAATCCTGTATGATTGCTTTTGCTTTCACTCTGTCATTTTCATTTTCTTTTATCTCTTCCCACACTAGTTCTTTATCATAAGAGAACTGTGTTCTATTTCTTCTACTAGTCATAACAAAATCCTCAACAGGTAGAAGTATAGATGTGTCCCATTCATCTTTATGTAAATCTAGGAAGAGACTTTCTACATTACTATTCAAGTATTTATGTATGATATTTCGAGGTATGTCAATCATACCTCTTTCTAATTTTTTCATTGACTTAAGTCTAGTCCTGTACTGTAAGTAATGAAAGTTTGCTGCATAGAATCCATCTCTATCTCTTTTAAATACATATGCAAGAGGAAATTTATCATAGTAAGGCAACCATTTACTCTTTGCTTTGTACTCAAAAAAGTATAAGTGTCCTTGTCTTACTGTAGTTCTTAATACGTTACCATCTTGCTCCTCACTATCATCATAAGAGTCTCTTTTTTCAGCAGTAATTGGATCATCAGTTGTGTAGTCACCTGATAG